AATCAAGTAGCTGCATCTGAGCTCAAATCCGAGCGCAGGCTTAAGCTGACTGAAGAATACTTCAATTTCAAAGAGAGTGTCAAAGGCGATTTGCATGCAGCTGCTCCTGTTTTCTGGCACAAGATTACAGACGCCAAAGAGCAGCGTAAAATATGCAAGAGAAGTACTATGACTATTTCGTATGGATCGACACCCTACGGAATGGGCTCTCAGCAGAAAGATGATGCACGTAAACATGGCATTCCGCATCTGAATCAAATGGAAACTGCCTGGGCCACTTATCTAGGCAGACTTGTTTATGAGGACTGCAAAGTATCACTTGCGAGACCTATGCGCGTGTTGGGCATATTAGAGGAGGCTGGCTCTGCTGCTGAAAAAGCTGGAGAGTTCTTGAAATGGACACTTCCAATCACAAATGCTCCTGTAGTACAGCACTATGAAGAGGGCACTGTAAAGAAGGTAAATGTTGCATATGGCGATGATACTCTACAAATATCAGTGTCATTCAAAGAGTTACCTAAATATGCCAAAGGCAGGCAACGCGTAGCTGCAGCACCGAACATGGTGCACTCGCTAGACGCAGCACATTTGATGCTCACTAAGTATAACTGCAATTTTGAAATCACCACGATTCACGACGCTTATGGCGCACTCTTAGGGGATATGTCGGAGCTATACATCGTAACTCGTGAGTCTTTTGTGCAGCTCTATACTTCATGTAATGTCCTCGAATACTTGGGAGCACAAGTAAATGCTAACCTAGATGGATTTGAATATGGCACATATGATGTTCGACAATTCCTTGAGTCTGAATATGGGTTCTGCTAATGCTTAAGATTAACAACTTCAATGACATTCGTACTATAAGTGATTTGCGCGTGGCTAGGCATGTTGAAGCTCTCTACAGGGCGAATGTGAACGCTGTTTGTAATTATGACCCTGGAATGCACGGATACGTGATCTTAGCAGACGCATCTGTTGAGGATTTCCTTGCAACGCGCATATATGAAATCGTCTATAAGGAGAGTGCAGTATATTTGATGTATGTGGTAACCAGTAACAGCAGTTGCGACACGTATGTAATTCCTCGTAATATTAAGTGGTCCGACAAGTTTTTTAAATTCTTAGAGGGAGCTGCAAATGAATGTAATTCATCTAATAAGTGAAGTATTCAAACGAGGAGTGACTGAGGGCGCATTCAGAGCTAGCCAGGGCAGCGATTTCAGGAGTGCAGTAGCTAACATCTTATTCAGAGTAGGTAAGTCGTCTGAGATCCCTCTGAGGAATATAGCCAAGTCAACAGAAGAGGGGTGGTATATTATGGAGGCTAAGCTACCCTCAGCCGACTCCAGAGTATACGCAAAACCAGTGGTATTGGCATTGAACGATGTTGTCGCTGCGGAGGAGTTCACTATCAAAGAGCATGCTGTATGGGAGCATGCTTCAAACAGATCTTTACTAGACTTCATCCACCTTTGGCTGAAAATTGCAGAAGGTGAGAGAGTGGTGTCATTTTTTAATTCCCCCCATGGAGACATAGGTACTCTGCACACTAAAGTACTTGATTGGGGTTGGCCCAATCTGTTGCCCTCAGAGAATTGCACTCGCATTAAGCATCTCAGTATTGGTATTAAAAGTTGTAGTGTAAATGCAATACTGCAGTACAATGCGGATGAAGAAATCCTCTGGATCAATGAAAGAGACATATCTACTGTAGAGGTGTTCTTGTGCAGATAACTCGTAGAAGCCCATTTACTGGTGTAACTCGTACACGCGAGATAAATATTACTTTAGAGCAACTCCGAGTGTACGAGATGGGTGCCCTGGTGCAGGAGGCATTTCCTCATCTGAGTCAAGATGACAGGGAGTTCATTAAGACGGGCATATCTGAAGAAGAATGGGAAGGCCTGGATAATGATTAACCTGGGTGAATCGTTTGCAGAAGTGTTGTCTAATGCTAAGTACCCTAAAGGCTTGCATGAGCTATTTGATGGCGCTGAGATAGACGAGTTCTCAGATCTTGCTCCGCAGATCGGCGGTTATATCTTCCTATGCGAGAGTGAAGAAGACCTTAAGCTGATCAATACCCCGTATGACAAGCCCATTAGCGGAGTGGCTTGTATTTTAGATGTTTATGAAGAACTTGAAGGAGGCAAACACTACCTTATTGGCTTAATGGAATCTAATGCCGGTGGCAATCTATATGTAATACCCAAGGACATCTTCGAGAAGTCCCAAACCCTAACCCTATCATTTAAAATCTCGAAAGAATAAAATGGCAATCCTTCAAAACGTGAATGTTTACTATGTCAAATGTGATCCGACCCGTCCGAGCACTAAGGTCACCCCTGATAAGCCCCGGTGGGAAGTGCAAATCCGCACTACTGACAAGGCTCAGAAGAAGGAGTGGGAAGCCCTCGGCATCAAAGTCAAGGTGATGGACCCTGATGACGGCGACATCTACTACAAGGCCACGTTGTCCAAGAATGCCTTCAAGAAAGTAAAGAAAGACGGCATTGACGTACTGGAAGCTGCAAAGCCTGTAGATGTAGTCGATGGCAATCTGGATCCGATGGACTCTCGCACCATTGGTAATGGCAGCGTTGCAAATATTCGCATCTTCAGCAGTGACTACGACTTCACTGACAAAGATGGTAAGCGCATGACTGGGGTAAAGCATACTCTGATGGGTCTGCAAATTACCAAATACATTGTGTACGAATTTAAGGAACAAGAAGGCTTTGGCAAGACCTCGACTGAGCGGGTTGAGCGAGATCAAGATACTGATGTAGATGACGATGATCAGGATGGTGGCTTCACCGCAGCAGAGAAAGCTGAAGACCCGAATGCACAGAAGCCTCCTGTTGGCCAAAAGCCTGAAGCAGCATTCTGATTAATTAGCTAAATTACGGGGCAGAGCATCGCCCCTTTATAGGAATAATATGCGATATACATTTGATTGCTTGATCCATGGATCCCGAGTGGCCACTACTCTGGATAAAGAAGAGGCCAAGCAATGGCTAATTGCACATCCTGACGATTCTGTAGAGGTGTTTGACGGCATCTCTGAAGTCTCTGTTGAAATTTCTCATGCTGAGATAGATGCATTCGATGATATCGGGGATAAATTCATTGTGTATCACCTGGGCACACTCCGCACTTGTAGCTACTATTTTGCCACCAAGTGGAGCGAACAAAGCGCTGCACTGGTGTGGATCTACATACAGCTGACAGATCGGTCAGTTAATGTAAAAATCCAAGGTTATGCTGCACTAGTAGACTGGCGTGAAAGTCTTGAAAAATCCACTACTTGGAAACCTAAGGTGAAGGAAACTGTGAAAGATCATATTAATCCCTCCCATTATCAGGCACTCATGGTAGTCCCTGCTGGCGACATTGTGGTGGAGTTGCAATGGCTAGAGCATCTGCAATACCATACACATTTTCGAGACCCTGCTGTATTTAAAGGTGCTGTGGAAATGCAAGCGAGGAAATATATGGACCGTTGTGGTGGCAAAGATGCAGAGCTGCAAGAGATGAAAAAGGCTATCTGGTATCTTAAGTTCCTTGCAGCTTATGTTGCTAATGGCAATGCTCCTATCTTTGTAAAAGATATCCACACTCTTCTGGAAAATTAATATGCTACGCGACCTGATCAACAATGCAGAATATGTAGTTGTAGTTAAACATCTCTCAAATCTTTACGTGGCGCATAATGGTGGGCTATGTGTTGGCAGTAATGATGCATGGCACTATACTACCGAGGACAAATGGGCGACAACTGCCGAGATTATCCGAAAAGCTAGAGAATGTACAGGTCTTAGCGAAGCCTTTATGCTAAGTGAATTCAGAATTGAGTTGCGCAGTATCCGCTTGGTGGACTGATTATGCCTATTGACTACAAAGCTTTGTTGAAAGAGTATATGGGCCTTGTAATTGATTGTGAAGCTTACAGTTATCTAGAAGAAGCCGAGGAGGGTGTATTTACAGAGGAGGCTATGACAGTCCTTAGGCAGATGGAGACTGAGTGCTATAGTAATAGATTACGAATCCATACCTATAGGCTGCATGAAGACCCTAATTCGTAAGAAAGGCTAAAGTATGCTGGACTGGACAAATGAGCAGATACATTGTTGACACCGAAGCTAACGAGCTTCTCAGACATGTTACCAGGCGCTGGATTGTAGCCTGGAAAGACATGGACACTGGCAAAAGATTCTTTTGTCTAGAAGGGGACAATGCCTGGAAAAAGGTTTTTGACAATGCTACTCTACTGGTAGGTCATAATATTCTAGGGTATGACTTGCCTATGTTGGAGAAGATTGAGGGTTATAAGCTGCCTAAATCTGTAAATGTCCATGATACCCTGATTATGTCACAAGTACTTGACTATAATCGATTCGGAAACGATGGGCACAGCTTGGCAAGGTGGGGTAGACATCTTGGTACATACAAAGGTGACTGGACCGACTTCTCAAAGTACTCACCAGGTATGCTTAAGTACTGCATACAAGACATTGACGTCTGCGAGCTGATTTATCAGAAGCTGCTTAGTGAGTTTTCGGCGTTGGCTGAAAAAGCCCCTAAAATTAAGCCATACATGAAGGCAGAGCATGCAGTAGCCAAGTGGTGCGCTGCTGCTGAATTGCACGGTTGGCCCTTTCATAAAGAAAAGGCATTGATACTTAATGACAAACTCGAAGCTGAGATTGCCAGCACTACTGAGAAATTGACGCCCAGGTTGGGCAAAAAGACAGTTGCGGTAGACTCTACAAACGGCCAATATCCGGAAGTTTGGCCAAAGTGGAATAAAAATGGCAATTACAATCACCACTTAGCGAAGTGGTTTGATATTGATGCATCAACTGGACAAGACGTCAACAGGCTTGTAGAAGGCCCATACTCTCGTGTAGAGTTCCCTGACCTTAAGTTGTCATCACACCATGATGTGAAAATTTTCCTATATAGGAACGGCTGGCAGCCGACAGAATTCAATACAAAGTTTGATGAAACGACTGGTAAGAAAGTCAAAACATCAGGCAAAGTTACAGAAGACAGTCTAGAGTTTCTAGGCGGTGATGGTAAGCTTTATTGTGACTATCTCAGCACAAGAGCGCGCCATGGCATCCTTAATGGATGGCTAAAAGAAGTAGATGAGAATAATCGACTTCATGGAGAATGTTTCACAATTGGCACCCCTAGTATGCGAGCTAGGCATAGCATCATTGCTAACATCCCTAGTGGCGATTCTGCTTGGGGTAAAGATATGCGAGAGCTGTTTGTTTGCGAAACCGGCTGGATTCTTGTAGGTTGCGATAGTGCAGGCAATCAAGCCAGAGGCTTAGCGCATTATCTCGGCTCTAAAGATTATGTAGAGCTGCTGCTGCACGGCGACATTCACCAGTACAATGCAGATGTGCTTACAAACGTGCTTGAGCTTATGGGTATCAAACATGTAGTGCCACGTAGTGTGGCTAAGCGTGTGTTGTATGCATTTCTGTTTGGCGCAAGCGGAAATAAGATGTGGCTGTATGTCTTTGGCGAGTCTAATGAGGCTAAGGGCAAGAAACTGAAAGACGGCTTTACTAAGGCAGTACCGGGGCTTAAGGCCTTGCAGGATAAGTTGTCCGCGATCTTTAAGAAAACATCGATGGGTGGCGGCAGGGGCTATATTCCAGGTATTGCCGGAAATAAGATATATTGCGACTCTTTCCATAAACTGTTGGTGTATCTTCTTCAGGCATGCGAAAAAGCTACTTGTGGAGCAGCAGCAATGCTTCTCATGGAGTGGCTAGAAGAGCGGGGAATTGAGTATCAGCCTTGTGTGATGTATCATGATGAAGTTGATTTCATGGTAAGAGAAGCATATGGCCAAATTGCAATGGAACTTGGAGTCAAAGCATTCCAAGAAGGTCCGAAGTTGTTTGATATTATGATTATGGATGGGGGTGGTAAGATTGGAAAGGACTGGTTTGCCATCCATTAATTGGAATGAAATTTTTAAATATGGTGAAGGTAAGCTTTATTGGAAAATCTCTCCAGCATATAATGTGAAAGTAGGTAAATCTGCTGGCAACAAAACAGGAGCAGGTTACTGGCAAGTATGCTATAAAGGGAAGTTTTATAAACTGCATAGAGTTATTTGGGAGATGCATAACGGACCGATACCTGATAATCTAGAAATTGATCATATTGACAGAAATGCTGAAAATAATCTTATTTCTAATTTGAGATTAGCATCTCGTGTACGCAATGCTTATAATCGAAATGTAATGTCGAATAATAAGCTAGGTGTGAAGGGCGTATCAGTCTCTGGGAAAAAGTTTGTAGCATATATCAATGTGAATAGAAAGACAGTAAATCTTGGCTACTACGATTCAGTTGAGGAAGCGAGTGCTGCCTATCAAATTGCATTAAAATATTTGGAGGAGAGCGTAGCACTACTAACAATCGAATGGAGCTTACAGCTGCAATTGAGGCGCTAAAGTGTTTAAAATATAAATGTGTTGTCACGCTATACACTGATTCACAATATGTCATAAAGGGCATAACTCAGTGGATGCCCAATTGGATCGCTAACGGATGGGTGACCTCTTCACGAAAACCTGTAAAGAATGCTGATTTGTGGATAGCCCTTAACCACCTAGCAGCAGAACACACAATTAGCTGGGTATGGGTGAAAGGTCATGCGGGTAATCCTGGAAATGAGTGTGCTGATGCACTTGCCAATAAAGGTATAAAATCTCTGGAGAATATGGATGTTAACTAAATCTGATTTCTTGTTTGCAAAAATTGCGGAGGAAGCTGCTGAGGTTTCACAAGCTGCTGTTAAATGTACACTTTACGGTGCCAGTCACCGATATGAGCTTTACGATAGTAACAATTTACAACGGATGGTTGACGAATTGGCAGATCTGCATGTAACAGTAGCCGCACTTCTTGTGGAACTCGGTAAACCGCAAATTGAACTAGAAGCCCTCAAAGCTGCTCATTTCGCCAAGCTCCAAGTAAGCTGGGCAGTACACCAAAATCTGTTGAAACGAGGCGCCCCTGCGTCTCAACTCAAGCCCATTTAATATGTAATGTGGCCTTCGGGCCACTGAAAGGCTTTATGCTGCTGATTGTTGATCTCGATGTGTTGTGCTACGCTTGCATTAAAAAGCGCCCTGAACCTGCTGCTGGGGATATCACTTCGCTAGATGTAATAGCTGGCGCAAAGGTAGATAAGTACTCTACCGACCTTTATACCCAAGAAGAAGACGAAGAGTGGTTTGAAGAATGCTGGCACAATCTTCTTGAAAAGATTGAGTTTTTAAAAGAAGAGACATTTGCAACAGAATATGTAGGCTATTTGAAAGGCGAATCTAACTTTAGAGACGCTCTTTATTCCAAATACAAAGAGAAGCGGGGGGAGACTCAAAGCAATAAACGTAGAAGCCCCTTCGTGCAGCCGCTACGAGACCGCCTAGTGGCAGAAGGCCTCGGCATAATGGCTGTGAATTGCGAGGCAGATGATATGATTTCAATGAAAGCTCACGAATATAGGAAAGCAGGCAAGCCCTATATCATTGCCTCTATTGATAAAGATCTGCTAATGATCCCAGGAAGACATTATCGCTTGCATAGGATGGTCCAAGGAGTGAAAGCCAAAATTGATACGCCATTTATCAAAGTAGATCAAGCTGATGCGAATATGTTTTTCTATTCTCAATTGATTACTGGCGATTCGACTGATAAGATTCCGGGGATTCCGGGGTATGGCAAAGTAGCAGCTGACAATATTGTAGGTATCTGCGATAACGAAGCTGAAATGCAGCAGCAAGTAATGTATGCATATTTTGAGCGGTTTGGGGATAAGTGGCGAGAACAGCTCAATTTGATGGGCGCTCTTCTATATATGTTGCAAAGCCCTGATGATTTCTTTGATGTTGCAAAGTGGGATAAACCCTATTGGGAGAATTGAGTGTATCGTGCCTCATTAGTCAAGCCATTATTTGAAGAAGCTAAGGCTTTAGGTGTCACTTTGAAATCTGTATCAGGCGGAGGTATCTGGCAAATATGGCAGAATGGCAAATTACTAGGTGAAGGCTTTACACCAGCAGGATTGCTAGATGCATATAAAAGGAAACTGAATGCTAACCGATAATAATGTCTATAAATTTAAGATTGGACAGACTGTTAAGCATAACCCCACTGGTGGGCTATACAGAATAGTTAATATAGCACTGCGCGAAGAGAGCTTGATTGGATCCTACAATTACATTTCAGTGAATGGTGGACCTATCTTTAACCGTATCGCAAGTGTAATGGAGTTTCGATTCGAGGCCTGCAATGAATAACTTGATTTTTATTGTTTTCTACTTTGTGGTAATGGCGACTGTGGCCATGTCGATGATCACCTTATACACTACAGAGTCATTCACTAGTGCTGATTACGTACTAAGTTGATGGTATTGGCAATTATTGGCAAAACATTTGGAATTGAGGAGTAATTATGCTAACTGCTTCACAAGCCAGCTCAAGGGCACTAGCTGCTATTGCACATAAGCAGGCCTTAATCCGGGATAGTGTGCAAGACCTGCCTATAGCAATGCGCAATGCATTAGGCGATGTAGAGGCTAAAATTGATAAGGCGGCTGCAAGTGGTCAAGGCGAAGTAATTATACCTGTTATAAGTATATTTAGATCAGAGTTTGAGTGTTGGGAGTTATCGGTCTTGGTAGAGATACTGAAAGCCTTCGGTTATTGTGTCGATTATTCATCCTCGTCAGATATTCGTAACGAGAAAATGTTCGTAACGTGGAATAAATAAGGGGCAATTATGCTTGAACGTGGAATGCAGCGCAAGACTATCATTAAGACCATCGATGCCAAACTTGAAGATTGGGTTAAAACAATTGATGACCCGCTCTTGGTATGCGATATTAGAGAAGGCACTATACTGACTGGTGGTGCTATTGCTTCAATGTTGATGGGCGCTAAGGTCAATGATTACGATATTTATTTCAATACGATCGAGCTGACTGAGCGTGTCGCCAGGTATTACGTTAACAAATTTAATGAGGCTAAGCTGATTGAGAGTAATGGCACTAAAAATGACCATACTCCAACAGTTATGCGCGACAAAATCACAAACATCAAAGACATTGTAGAAGACCGTGTTGTAATATACATTCAGTCTGCTGGCGTAGCCTCGGAAGACATGTCAGCGTATCAGTACTTTGAGACAAGACCAGACGAGGTCACTGAAGATTTTGCAGAGAGTTTAGTTACAAAGGAAGATGACACTCGCCCAAAATACCGACCTGTTTTTCTTAGCCAGAACGCCATCACCCTGTCAAATGATATGCAAATTGTCATTAGATTTCACGGTAAGCCCGCTGAAATCCATGATAACTATGACTTTGTGCATGCTATGGCATACTACGATTGGTCTGAGGGGTCTTTGGTAATTCCGGCTGAAGCCATGGAATCGATGATGTCTAAGACATTGTACTATCACGGTTCTCTCTACCCCATCTGCTCCATTTTCCGTGCAAAGAAGTTTATTGAGAGAGGTTGGCATATCAGCGCTGGACAACTGCTTAAGATTATGTGGCAGATTAGCGAGCTTAACCTTAAAGATTACAGTGTATTGAAAGAGCAATTGACGGGAGTAGACGCTGCTTACATGCACCAGCTCATTGCAGTTATTAGGGAGGTTAAAGACCCAGCTAAACTCAATGCACTCTACATCAGTAAGATTATTGATAGGATCTTTTAATTTATGGCCAGGTACGCCGTAGCATATGCAGTGTTCAACTCCACGCAGCTGTCAATTGAAGTAGTTGAAGCAGATAACTGGAAAATTGCTATTTGTCTGCATTCAGGGGTTGGTGAAGACGCTGCTAAAGAGTTTCTGAAATGCAATACTGTTGCCGAGGCACTCCAGCTAGCCCGTGATATGGATAGTGAGATTGCAATATTGAGGATTAAATGATGATTTATGTAATTGAAATAGATGCCATTCAAGGTTGCGATGGTTGTGTGTATAGAGGCCGTGAGCCATGTAAGAGAATGGCGTGCATTCCTGAATTGCGTTCAGACTTGAGAAATGTAATCTATGTGTATGCCGATGGCTACACTAGCACTCCCGCAACTGTAACTTATCCCACAGACTCTGAAGGCACATACTAATGTCCATCGAATTTACAGCTGAAGAGTAATCTGAATATGGGGCGAATTGTTAAGCGCAATCAGCCCTGCAGGAATGAGCAATGTGGTAGCTCAGATGCGATGCAGATATATGAGGATGATTCTGCCCATTGTTTTTCTTGTGGGAAAACATTTAAGAACATACATATTGAAGAGTCCAAGGAACATAAAAAGGTGAGTAATGACGACAAGACCGCAAGAGAGTTAGCTGAGATTGCAGAGCTTCCTACCAGGGGCTTTAAAGAGAGAAATATCACTAAAGAGATATGCGAGTTCTTTGGTGTAAAGGTATCGTATGACACTAATGGCAATATTGATACGCATTACTATCCATACGGTACAGTAGACAAGCCTGCGTATAAGATAAGGAAAGTACCTACTAAGGTGTTCCATAGTGTAGGTGAGCTTGAATTTCTATTTGGACAGAAAAGATTCAATGGCGGAGGGAAGCGAGTAATTATCACTGAAGGTGAGATTGATGCACTATCCTATGCGCAAGCCTCTATGGATAGGTATAAGAAAATCTACCCTGTAGTGTCAATTCGTAGTTCCACGTCTACAAATGATCTCATCACCCACAGAGATTGGCTACGCTCTTTCCAAGAGATTATTATTGCATTTGATGCTGATGCCGCAGGCGACTTGGCTAAAGAGAAGGCCATTAAGATCCTGGGGATCGATAAAGTAAAGACATGGCTACCTCCGGCCAACTGCAAGGATGCATCTGATATACTGGTAAAGCTTGGATATGATAGGCTCCTTACTACAATCTTTGATGCTACTCGATATGTGCCTAACGGGATCATCACTAAAGACGACCTTTGGCGTAAACTTGAGGAGTATAACAAGATACAGAGTCTACCATATCCTGATTGTCTTCGTGGATTGAACACTAAACTCAAGGGTATGCGATTTGGGGACATTGTGCTGCTTGTTAGC